CATTTCAAGGAAATGCACGAATGGGTTGATGTTTCAAAACGCGAATTGATTCAAAGAGTTGGCCAGCGTGTTGACCATTGTTTTCGTTACAATTCAACCCAATGGGATTTGCCTACATTAGAAACATTCAATGAATTGATTCAGCAATTCAAAATAAACGAATGGGATTCGTTCCGTGAATACGAAGATTTGCGCCGTGAATACGAAGATTTGCGCCGTGAATACGAAGATTTGCGCCGTCCGTTTGATAATTTCAACAACTTTGGCGATGTTATTCATTTACCAAATTATGAAGGCGGAAAATATAAACATCCAACAATCAAACCCGAAGCATTGACGCGTGCGTTGTTGCTGACGTGTTCGCGCCCCAATGATTTGGTGTTGGTTCCATTTGCCGGAAGCGGAACGGAATGTGTTGTTTCCAAAAAAGAAAACCGCGAATTCATAGGTTTTGAAATCGACGAAAAATATCACGCCGTTGCAATGGAACGATTGAGCGACCAAGAAGAAAAGAGCAACCAAACACAATTGTTCTAATGACACACGACGAAACAAAATCAAACCGAATCATCAATTTCATTGAACGTGTTTGCACGCACGTCAAAGGTGATTTGGCGGGCAAACCATTTTTGTTGGAACCGTGGCAACACGATTTCATTCACCAGTTGTTTGGCACAATGAACGATGGCGGTTTGCGACAATACCGAACAAGCTATGTCCAGATTCCGCGCAAGAATGGAAAATCAAACTTGTCGGCGGCCATTGCATTGGCGGTGTTGTTTGTAGACAAAGAACCCGGCGCCGAAATCTATTGTTGCGCATCGTCACGCGATCAAGCGAAAATCGTTTTTGACGTCGCCAAACAAATGATTCGGAATTCCGCAATATTGTCGCGCGAATGCAACGTGTTCCAAAATTCAATCGTGAAGAAAGGAACGAATTCGTTTCTCAAAGCGGTGGCGGCCGAAGCCGGGACGTTGCACGGGGCGAATGCCAGTTGTGTAATATATGACGAATTGCACACGGCGAAGAATCGTGAACTATGGGATGTGATGGCGACGTCGATGGGTGCAAGGTCACAACCATTGATGATTGCGATTACCACGGCGGGCGTATTCGATCCGAATTCCATTTGTTTCGAGCTTTATGATTACGGGAAAAAGGTGCGCGAAGGCGTGGTGAACGACACGACGTTTTTGCCATTGATATATGAGGCCGACCCGTCCGACGACATCCACGATGAAGAAACGTGGAAAAAGGCCAACCCCAATTTCGGCATCAGCATCAAACCAGAATATTTTGAAAAGATGGCGAACGAAGCCAAATCGTTGCCGTCGGCTGAAATCGCATTCCGCCAATTGCATTTGAACCAATGGGTGAATTCTTTATCGGGTTGGATTACGGACGACGAATGGATGAAGTCTAGTGGAACGATTGATTTAGAAGAATTAAGGAACCGCAAGTGTTACGCCGGTCTTGATTTAGCGGCTACTGAAGATGTCACGGCGTTCGTCATGGTGTTTCCAATGGACGACGATAGTATCAAGGTCGTTCCAAAATTGTTCGTTTCCGAAGCGGCGGTTGAACGACGTCGGAATCAAACGGGCGGTTCTTACGACGCATTCGTGTCCAACAAAGAATTGATCGTGACCGAAGGGAATTCAACCGATTACAACGTCATTCAAAAAACGATTCTGGAATGTGCGGAAATGTACGACATCCAGTCGATTGCGTTTGACCGTTGGAATTCCAATTCATTGGTCCAGCAGTTGACCGACAAAGGGTTGGAAATGGACCCGTTCGGTCAAGGGTTCATATCAATGACGGCACCGATTAAGAATGCCGAAGTGTTGGTGAAGAAACGATTGTTGCATCATGGCGGCAATGGAATGATGCGTTGGATGGTGGCCAATGTGGTGACGAAAAAGGACGACGCGGAAAACATCAAGTTCAGCAAGGCGAAGGCGGGCGATAAGATTGACGGAATCATTGCAATGATTATGGCGTTGGGTGAAATGATGACGATGGAGAATAAAGACGTCACCGGTTCGTCGACGTACGAATCACAAGGCATTCGAATGTTATGATGAACTTAAACGACGCCCGTGATTTGGGATTAAAATTGTTTGAATTGGGATTCACGCCGTGGATCGCTGAAACGGGCGACGGTTATATCATTCGGATATTGTTGGAAGGCGAAATCATCAATGTGTTCAGAAATGATGTTGACCATTATGGCGATAATTGAAAATTATTCATATATTGTGGAGAACAAATATAAAAAGAGCATGAACCCAATTGAAAACATCAGCATCGGCACCATCATTGAAATGGTGCGCACTGGCAAAAGATTCGTCGTGGATAGTATTTCACCACAAGGCATTGTGTTGAAAGAGTGTTCGCGATTGGTTACATTTAGCCCTTCGGCATTGAATGAACGATTCAAGAGAAAATCGGCGGTGGTTATTGAGTATTAAAGTAAACGAAGCCCGTTCGGGCGGTAGTTGTTTTTTGGTTGGAAGGGACGTCATTCGTGGCGTCCCTTTTTGTTGAAAATCAATTTTTTGAACGTTGCACATGATTACGTAAATTAACCCCGAATTGTACAATCACTTCATCCGAATGGCGGAAAATCAAAATCTTTTCGGGCGTATTTTGGGCGCATTTAGAAACAACCCAAATCGTCCATCGACATCGTTGGCAAATCCGGCCGAATGGTTGTTTGCGGACAATGAGTCGAAAACTGGAATCGCCGTGACGGAAAACACGGCAATGCAATTGTCGGCGGTATTTGGTGCCGTTCGTGTTATTTCTGAAACTATTGCCACCCTACCTTGGAACGTAAAGCAAACCAACGACGACATCGTTGTTGATGCCAGTGCGCACCCAATCAACAAGTTGATTCACCATCCAAATGCAATGATGACGGATTTCACCTTCCGTGAAACGTGTCAAGCGCATTTGTGTCTACATGGCAACGCCTTCATCGCAATCAAACGTGACGGCACCGGGAATCCATTGCAATTGATTCCGATTCACCCGGATCGTGTGGAAGTTAAGGTGTACAAGGACGAAAAGTTTTATCAGATTGACGGCAAAGAAACGTTCGACGATTCTGAAATCATTCACATTGTTGGACTTGGATTCGACGGCGTGATCGGCAAATCAGTAATAGAGGCCGCACGCGAATCCATTGGCCTTGGATTAGCGGCCGACCGATTCGGCGGTTCATTCTTTGGAAATGGCGCAAACGTGTCGGCGGTGTTAACGCACCCCGGAAGGCTATCAGATGAGGCATACAAACGTTTAATTCGTTCGTGGACACAACGCAACGCCGGGTTGGATAACGCCCACAAAACGGCGATTCTCGAAGAAGGGATGAAAGTGGAAAAAATGTCCATCAGTCCGCAAGAATCACAATTCATCAGCACCAGAAAATTTGGCGTTGAAGATATTGCCCGCTTTTTCCGTATTCCATTGGCCTATTTGGGTTCGTTGGAAAATAGTTCAACACGTGCCAACATCGAAGAACAAGGCATCCAATTCCAGAGAAACACGATTTTGCCGTGGGTGAAACGTTGGGAAGCGGAATTCAATCGCAAATTGTTCGTCGGCAATGACGCCGAACGTTACTACATCCGATTCAATATGGACGGATTGTTGCGGGGTGATATTCGTTCACGTTATGAGGCATACACGAAAGGACGCCAATGGGGTTGGATCAGCGCAAACGACGTTCGCAAGATGGAGAATTTGGCACCAATCGACGGTGGCGATGCGTATTTGCAACCAATGAATATGGTTGAAGTAGGAACCGCACAAAACGACGCAAACGATGCCGTGGAATAACTACCCAAAGGCGGCATCAGATAATGCCGCACGTGCGCTGAAACACCGTGAAGAAAACGATTCAGATTGTGGCACGGTTGTCGGTTGGAACACCGCTCGCATTCTGGCAAATCGCGAAATGGTGTCACACGATAGATTGCCGCGCATTTATTCGTTTTTGTCACGTGCTAAAGTGTACGACCAAGGCGATTTTGTAGATGCCGACGGGAATGAAATTTGCGGTTCGATTATGTATGCCGCGTGGGGTGGTGATGAAATGTTGCGTTGGGCAAAAAGAACAATTGAACAAATGGAAAACGAAGATAAAAGCAAGAACGAAAGACACATCAAATCCGTGGTTGAAACTGATGACGAAATCGTGATCACGTTCGGCAAATCGGAAATGGACGAAGCCAGTTATAAAGACGAAGAACGTGCAGAACCAAACGAATTGGAAGTTGGTGATTTTGTACGTTGGAATTCTTCTGGCGGCAACGCATATGGCCGTATCATCCAAGTGGAACGCGACGGTGAATTGGAAGCCGATTCGGGTTTCATCGTGAACGGCACGGCGGATGATCCCGCCGCCCTTATTAGGTTGTATCGCTACGATTCAGAATCGGACGCGTACATCGAAAGAAAACCAGTGTTGAACGTGGTTCATAGATTCAGCACATTGGAAAAATTTGACGCCGAGGTTCGCAAATCGTCTGTGGTTCGTGAAGAACGTGAATTCCGAATGGAAAACGTTGAACACAACGGGAATGTGATCCGAGGTTATGCCGCCGTGTACAATTCGGATTCCGAATGGATGGGTGGTTTCTACGAACAAATTGAAAATGGTGCATTTGACGACGTATTGGAAAACGACGTTCGTGCCTATTTCAATCACGACGAAAATTTATTGTTGGGACGTGTGTCAAGTGGCACACTCAGAATCGGCACGGACAAACGTGGTTTGTTCTACGAAGTCGATTTGCCAAACACATCATATGCCAATGATTTAGTGGAGTTAATGAAGCGCGGCGACGTGAACCAAAGTTCATTCGCATTCCTAATCGGTCAAGACCGTTGGGAACAACGCGACGGGAAAACGTACCGAATCATTGAAAAAGTATCACGTTTGCTAGATGTTTCGCCAGTTGCGCAACCGGCTTATCCGGACGCAACATCGGAACTGAAACGCGATTTGGAAATTGAAACCAAAGAAGAAATCGAAACGGCCGCCGTAGAAGATACGGCATCCGAATCGGTTGAAACGAAGGAAGAAGATTCCAACATTTATTTGTATAAAAGTAAAATTTTAAATTTTTAACACGATGAAAAACATCGAATTGCGCGGCAAACGCGCTGAATTGATCAAGCAAGCGACCGGCATCGTTGAGGCGGCGCAAGCTGAAGGACGTTCATTGAACGCAGAAGAAAAGTCAAAATTTGACGCAATGGAAGCTGATGCACGTAGCATCAAAGACCAAATCGACACGTTAGAGCGTGCGGCAGAATTGAAAAAGGAATTGGCATCAAACGCCGAAGCACGTCAAGCGGCGCCAAAGGCAACGAAAAAAGGTGCATTCGAAAAATACCTTCGCAATGGTATGGGTGCTTTGAACAACGAAGAACGCGCC